AAATCTCTACAAACTCTGACAGATCTCACACGGAATAACAGGAAGATGTTTATGAACCGTTTGAATAAAAATGGTCAAAAGAGGGTCATTATGAACGCGGTAGCACTCAACGATGAGAGAAAGAAGGTCAAGAGAGATGAGGAGAGTGCGCGAAAAATTGAGGCGGAGAAGAAGCGTCTCGAAGAAGAAGCTCAAAAGAGGAGGAATGCCGAAGCGTTACGAATTAAGAAACTCAAAGAACGGGAAATGAAAAATGTGGCTTCCAGGCTTCAAGGTCTCACAAGCCTTGAGAGGGAGAACCGAAAGAAGTTTATGAACCGTTTGGCTACCAACGGTCCTCAAAAGGTCCTTTCAAATGCTACCAAATTGGACGCAAATAGAAAGGCTGATGCTAGACAGATTCGTGGGGGTGTTGAATTCAAACTCAAGAAGATTGGTGTCTCCGGTTCCAATCTTAAAACTCTCATGAAGCGGTGGAATGATTCAAAGAACAAAACAATATTTGATGACGCGCGCAAGATGATATCTACTAAGAGACAACCCCTCATAAATAAAGTCAAGCGTGTCGTACCCGCTGGTAATAATATGTCTCGGGCTAGACAAAAGTGGGAAGCGGCTATTCGTGAAGCTGAAAATGACGCATCACTCCAAAAGATTGAACGACTTTTGGAGAGCAAGTTGAAGCTCAAGGCTAGAACCGAATCGGAAGTCAAGGATCTTCCACCACGGGAACAATCGCGGTACCTCAAGAACTTTATGGCTTATCGCGACGATTTGAGTCAAAAGACTCAAGAATTAGACCGCATTGCCAAGACAAAGCGTGATACTAAGGATCGTGCGACGAAGGAGACTGCCGCAAAGCTTCAATCCATGAATAAGTTGGGGCGTGACAATAGGAAGCGTTTCATGAATAGAGTTGCGGGTGGCGAGAATGCTCGCAAGGTTTTAACAAACGCCGATAAGTTGCAACGCAATCGCTCAGCTAAGCAGCGTCTTGAAGCTGAGCGTAAGCAGAGAGAGCAACAACAAGCGCAGCAACGTAAAGACCGGGAACAGAAAACGCGTGAATACGAAAAACAAAAGCAGGCTAAATTGAGAGGAAATACAGCTAGAATGCTTCAAGGTATGAGTGGTCTTGAACGTTCTAACAGAAAAGAGTTTATGCAGAGATTGGAGAGGGGTGAAGATCCCGCGAGAGTTATCTCCAATGCACAACGGAGGGACGCATCAAAGAGAGTGCGCCCAACAAGTGGTCCTGTGCCACAACAAGGTCGCATTGCACCACGCACTAAAAAGATGAAGGCGAAGAACCGCACCCGTGTGCAAGTATCTAGACAACAAAGGAGAAGACGATAAAAATCTCACCCAATATTAGATGAAATCCAAAGTTATTATTCCACTCAGCAACTCCGGTATTCTCAGTGTGCACGGTTACAGTGATGTGCGCGATAAATCCTCACTCGCGAGACACCGCGCTCTCGGGAAGGTGATCCGAGCGGGTGAACCACCCCTCGGTCTTTTCCGTCGTCTCAATGTGTTGATGATTCTCTTCAAGCGTACAGATCCCAAGTTGTCCAAGATTTTCAAGAAGGATCGTGATTGGGTCAAAGAAAAATATATGTAGATATAAATGTCATCTTTGTATGCATATCTAGTAGGAATGCGGATAGAGCCTCTAGCCGCACGAGATCCCACACCAGAACCAGAACCAGAACCAGAACCAGAAAAGAAGGGTAAATTGGGTTACATACTCGTGGGTGTCATGGGTTTAATATTGTCAAAGTTAAAGACTTAAAACGATTTTCTTTTAATGGAAAATTGTGATGTATGTTGTGAAAAGTTCAACAAAATAAATCACAAAAAGGTTGAATGCCCCTTCTGTGATTTACAGAGCTGTCGTGCGTGTTCCCAGAGGTATCTCCTATCCATCGTGGATGACCCTCACTGTATGGGATGTAAAAATATATGGAATCGTGAGTTCGTAGATACATTTTGTACAAAGTACTTTCGTAACACTGAACTCCGTCGTCATAGGGAGACGATCCTATTTGAGAGAGAAAAGGTTCGCATGCCAGAAACACAACACGAAGTTGAAAGGATACGTGCCATGCGAAAAATCCACTTCATCATAAATGAACAACGCAGACGTCTCATAGAACTTCATCAGAAACACGGGATTTATGTTCCAGTCACAACAAATATTCCCATACCCGATGAGATTCTTGAACTCCGTGAAGATATGGAACAGAGTTATCGGGAACTAGAACGCCTTCGTCACGGTGGGGAACTTGTCATCGGTGAAGAACCCAAAAAGTTTGTTCGTAAATGTCCAACGGGGGAATGTAAAGGTTTCATGAATGAGAATTGGTTTTGTGGTCTTTGTGATGGACACTTCTGTGAGCATTGTAATGAAAAGATTGAGGATGATCATGTGTGTGACCCAGATGCGGTAAAGACTATGGAACTTCTAAAGAAGGATACGAAGCCATGTCCCAAATGTGGAACAGTCATACAGAAACTAAGTGGATGTTCTCAGATGTGGTGTCCAGATTGCCACACAGCCTTTGACTGGCGCACAGGTCAGATTGAGACGGGTCGCATTCACAACCCCCACTATATGGAGTTTAAGAGGGGTCATATCTCTTCAAGAGAACACGCAGACATACCGTGTGGTGGTGTACCATCTTTCAGAGAGCTACGACAAATAAACGCACCCGATGACGTCATGCGTTTTGCGATGGTACTTTACCAACTTGACAGAGATCTCATATACAGATACGGTGATATATATGATGGGGATAATCAATATCTTCGTGTTGCCTACATGTTGAATGAACTAGAAGAAGATAAGTTTAAGAAGGAACTCCAAAGACGAGACAAACAACGGGAGAAATACAGGGACATTAACAATATATTTAGAATGGTCATAGATACAGGAGGGGATCTCCTAAGACAGTATGTACTTGAACCCGATAGAGTTGATGAAATCATAGATATAGGATTAAAACTTGTAGATTATGCGAATGAAGTCATGAAGACCATTCGGACAAGATACAATTGTCTGGTTCCCTACAATATTAATCTTTTCTAAAAGTAAGATGATACTACTTGTATTGGCTCTCATACTATTGGTACTTTACCTATTACCAATATACCGAGAGCCTCGTGTCATTCCAAACTTTCTGACAGAAGATGAAAGGAAACATATCATGGAAAAGGCTAAAACAAAGTTAGATGTCTCTACTATCGCCGAAAATCGGGTAGTTGATAAAAAGGTGCGAGACAGTGAAACTGCGTGGCTTGATTTTACGGATCCAGTGGTGATGCGTGTCGCTCGTAGATGTGCGTCCCTCACAGATAGACCCATTATGAACTGCGAACATCTCCAAGTTCTTCGTTACAAACCGGGTGGTCATTATAGACCCCACCAAGATACATTCAGTGACACCAAAGGTAATAAGAGAATGTACACGGTGATATTGGCTCTCAATGACGACTATGAAGAGGGTGAAACGGAGTTCCCCAATCTAAAGAAGAAGTACAAGCTGAAAGCGGGTGATGCTCTCCTTTTTCACACCCTCGACAATTATGAACTCATGACATCCAAGGCTTTACATGGTGGGAAACCTGTAAAGTCTGGGGAAAAGTGGGTTTGTAATTTATGGGTACATAAGTATCCTTATAATTCGTGAGCAACTCTTTCACGGTTAATCATGTGGAGAGCTTCCACATCTTTCTTATTTTGACCCACGTATGGGACGGCGTAGCCTTCATCACACATCCACTTGTTAACATTCGTCCATTGACCATCCTCGGAGACCCACACCTCTGCGAGGATGCGCCCAAACTTACCACGAGAGTCCTTCTCGGGACATCTGAGTTCAATCTCAATATCATCCTTCTCGGATGCGATCGCCTTGAGACACCATTCCTTCAACTTCTTCTTGGAAAGGAGTCCATACTTCTTCTCTTCTCTATCTGATGTACGAGACTCTGGGGTATCGATGCCAAGGAGGCGTACCCTTTGACGAGTACACACATCAAAACCAAGGTCAATGGTCACATCAATGGTATCACCATCGACAACTTTTTCTAGTGAGGAGACGCGGTAGACAAATTCACACACGGGCTGGGAGTAAGTAGACATATAGTGTAAATGAACATTATTCTCCCCACAGATAGCTCATAGACCTTGACGTTGATAGTTTGATACGTTTGAATAGCCACCACATCATATTAAAAGAAAGCGACATATTTTTTAATATGGTTGATGTAGAAGCCCTCGCCAAACAAATATATTCTCAACTGGGTGCTGGTTACAGTGAGAGAGTATACCACAATGCTATGGAGGTACTTCTACGAAAATATGGTGTTCAATATGAGAGTGAGCGCATCGTTCCAATCCCATTTGAGGGTCATGTGATTGGTAACTTGAGAGCCGACATTATTATTAACAATGAGACAATCTTGGAGTTCAAAGCGATTAAGACTCTGAACGATGCGGCGGACTTACAGGCACAAAACTATCTTCATCTGACTGGGTTGAAGAGAGCGTATCTGATAAATTATCCCCCGTTTCCGAACCGAGAGGTTGAGGTCCGCCACATTGTTGCATTAGGATCATTAGAGGAAACATCTTAGTCAATATTCCATAAAATTCTCGAGCTTCATCGTGGTATTTTTTTGGATCTTGAAGACCATCTGTGAGAAGTTCGTTGGCTCTATTTAGATGATACCGGGCTTCCTCTATACAGAACTTTTGATGTTCATCCATTATTCACTTGTGTGTCAGCTTCTTTAAGTATGAAACATGTTGGACATTTATGGTACTTTGGGAAGCATGTTAGACATGCGTAGTGAGGACATTTCCTAAACTTTACACATTTCTTGATGTTAAGACAAAGTAGACAGTCTACGTCATCCTTAAAATCAAGAATTTGATTCTCGAATTTCCAGAAACAGAGACTACATACCTTCAATCCTGTGTACATCTGTTTATGACAGACATCAAAATTAGGACAGGGTTCCTTGATCATTACTATATCGTGGGGATGAATTCCCACTGCAAATCGCAACAAATCTTTTTCCATATCACATCTTGTTGATAAAGTTTTTCTTTAGATTTGAGTAATGGAAAGTACTGAAGATATTCATCTGCTCCCAAGAGTTCACAAAATTTATAGAGGACGTATGAATAACTAAGAAAGTTTTTCCTTTCGGAAGGGCAGTTGTCATCAAATGGTTTTTGAATATCCTTAAACATAATTCGCAATTGTTCTTCCAGTTCTTGTGGCATGTTAGGCGCTCTGATGCCATTCAGAATATTTGTTATATATGGAACATGTTCATAGTACTTGTTTAATCTCAACTTTTTGAGCAATCCTCTAATTTTAG